TAACATATCAAATTTAAAATTTGCATTTCCTACTAATTCTGCATTAGGTGAATTAGCTTGTAATAAATTTTGAACAATATTAAAAGGACTTCTTTTTGAATCCATTATCCACCAATTCTCTGTCAAACCAGTTGCTTTAATCATAACAAAAGCAGGTTTAAATCCAGTGTAAATAAATGTTCCATCATCATTTCCATTACCTGTGTAGCTTCCAAATTTTGAGTAGCCTTGTACATCTGCGAAGCAGTAAGATATGTAAGTTTGACCATTACCATTAGTTCTACCATCATCACCTGGATAAAGTAAATTTGCAGTTGGTGATATATTTTGATAAGCATTAACACTTCCCATTTCAACATTACTACCATTTAAATATAAATAACTAGCAGGATTTGTTAAACCTTTTTGCCAAACTATCCAGTCGTCTGATGAACTTCGTCTTTTTGTTATAACCATAGATGGTGCTACCCCTAATCCATGTCCAACAGTAGCATTACTTCCTGTTCCTGTATAAGACACAATACTAAATCCACTTGTAGCACTAGCTGAAACTGTAGAATTTATAGAACCTGCTGTATTAGATGAACCTGCACCATTTGCTTTCCAGTTCCATGATGCAAAATTATTAGAAGAATTTATACCTGCATGGTCATCAACAGTAAAACCATCACTATCAAAACTATGTAAAAGATTAACACCTGTTGCTTCAGTACCATTAGAGCTTGAGTATATTGCTTTATCAGTACCTCTTACTGCATCATAAATTTCATGATTTGTTGCACTACCATCTCTCCTTTTTATCCAAACTAAATCTGGTTGAAAACCTACTCCAGTAATTGAATGTCCATAAGAACCATTACCTGTATAAAGAAGTGTATTAAAATAATCTCCAGATTTATTAATTGTTGTGTATGCCATTATAAGTTTAATCCTTTTGTTGATAAGGCTGTAAAGCCTGTTGGTACATCATATTCGAATATTCCTATTCCTGATGCGTTAGTTCCTGCACTAGATACTGCTGTTGTTTGAAAAAATCCATTACCAAAATTTGTTGCAAATCTTCTTTCTGCATAAGAATTATCATCACCACAAGCAAAGAAATAAGCACCAACACCATAACCTGGATTTACTGGTACCATATTTTCTGGTTTTGTAATTCCTACAACTCCTGTAACAGAAGTTAAATTACTTGGGTCAGCACCATTTTGCCAAACTCCATTAATACTAAAATAAAGTTTATTTAATCCACTTTGTTCATTATCAAGATTTATTGCAATTCCTATAATATTTCCATCACTAGGAGTACCCCAAGTACCTCCTACTGTAGCATCATTATTATAAACATTACCATTGTATAAAGCATAATCATAAAGTTGAGATGATAGTGGACTTCCTGCACCTGATAAAGCATAATTAGATGTACCTGCTACAGCAAACAAAGGTGTGCCACCACTTCCAGATACATTTTTAATTTCACAATAATATTTTCCAGATACCATTCCTAAAGTTGAATAAAATCTACCATTACCTGCACCACCTGCTGCAACATAATTATTCCCATTTGAAAAAACTGCATCTGTTGAAAACTTATTATCTAAAGGATTTAATGTAGCAAAAACATTGCTTGGACAATCTTCTGTTTTTGTAAGTGTACCACCAGCTAAACTAAAGTTATTACTATTAGCTGATTGGTCTGTAATTGTGTTTCCATCTTTTAAAACTGTAAAACCATTAGTGCCTGGAGTAAAACTAGGAGAAGTTTTTATTTTCCATTCTCCAGTTGTACTATCTGTTTCTCCAAATACTGTTGGAGCTAATTGTTGTCCATCACAAAAATGAACATGGCTCATAGAACCATCAAAAAATTCACTACCATTATTTGAACCAATATGATGAGCAACATTGTTATTAATAGCACCATCATAATTTTGTGGTGGATAACCTAATTGATATTCTGATAATGTTTGTTGTTCTCCATTAACATAAACTTTTATTCTATTTGTTTCTGTTGCTTGTGTTGTGTCTTTAGCAACAACTATATGATAAAATGCATTGATATCTCGAAATACCATATCACTTCTTACAGTATAATCTGTTCCTGCTATGTCATGGTCATATTCCAACTTACCAGCAGAATTGAATTGTAATTTCTCAGGAAAACTACCATCTCTTGCTTGAAATAAAACTTGATTACTAGCACTTAACTCACCCCTTTTTACCCAACCACTCCATGTCCAAGTTTTTCTATTACTTGCTGATGATGGTGTTCTTGTTAAATATGTATTAGCCATTAGTTAAATTGTCCTCCACCTGTTGCTCCAAAGCTAGATGTTAGACTAAAATCTCTATCTACTGTCTGAGCTTCAGCATCTGTTATTCTTAATGTAAAATTGTATGTTGTGGCAGCAGTTGATGTTCCACCAAAGTCACTTGTACTTATTACACCATTTGTAGCCAAACTGCAATTAGCACCTGATGATGCAGTTAAAACATTTCCACCAGATGTAACTTCACTAAATGTGATTGCACTATCTGATGAACCTACAACTGTAAATACTGTACCAGAGAAGTTTCCTGCAACTGAACCTAATGATCCTGCTCCTGTTGTAAATGATGGTGCAGTAGAAGCTGTTAAAATATTGTTTGTTGATCTTCCAGCATTACCATCTGGATTTTCTATTCTAACATAATAATTACCTGATGCTAAAGTTACATTAACTGAAAGTGTTGTAGCATTGGTAAATGAAACTGTATTAGCATTTGTAATAGCACCAGTAGAACCATTTATAAATTGTACTTGTGGTATTGAAACAAAGTTTGTTCCTGTAATATTTATTGTTGTAGCTGTAGCTGGAGCAATCGTTTGAGATACATTTGCTACTGTTGGTACTGTTGGTAAAGGTACTGCTGCAAAAGATAAAACACCAGAGCCATTTGTTTTTAAATAATAATCATTAGTAATAGAGCTTGGCAAAGTTAAAGTATAAGATTGACCAGCAGAATGAGGTGGTGCTTGAATAGAAACACCATGAGTATTTTGAGAACAGTTTAAAGTTAATTTTGCATCAGCACTAGAGCCATCACCTTTAATCTTTAATACTGGATTCTCTATTGTACTGGTAGTTCCAGATACTATATTTCCAAGATTCCTTGCTTTAGACATTATTTAATTTTCCTTTATTATTTTGAATTTTGTAGGCTAGATATTTCTACCTAGCCTTTAAGTATTATTCTTCTTCTACAACTGGTATTGAATAACCAGTTAATGCAGTAGCTTCAGCTTGTGTTAAACCTAAGTCTAATAACTTTTGATTACCACTAGCTTGTGCATTTTCTTTTTCAGTTTTAGCAGTAGCTTCATTAGCTACTCTTGTTGCATCTTTTGTAGCATTTGTTTCTTGTTCAGATATTTCTTCTGCTGTTAAATCAACTAAAATTCCTTTTGGATTTTCTGGAGATATAACTATTTTTTGATTTGACATTTTATTTTTCCTTTAATTAATTGTTAGCTTTTAAGTCCATAAACATTTACATACCAAGTGGCATTGCCAGAATTAGCATATACTTGAAAACCACCCCACCTATCGCTAGTATTATAATATCCTGCACCTTGAACATGTTGAAATTCATTACCAGTTGAATGACCATAACCTTCCCATTGAATCATTGGTCTTTCTAAATTTACTCTTGTTTGTGGATTAGTTACATTAATTATAAAGTCTTTTGTTTTATCTGCATTTTCATTATTCCAAGTGTTAAGAAGTATACTAGTATCACCAGAAATGTTTCCACCATTTTGAGTATTATCAGTTCCACCACTATTTGTTTGTGAACCACCCCAAGTGTACTTGTATGAACCACCATTTAACACAGCATTAGAAGTATTTAATGCTTGAAATCTTGGATAACTATTGCCACTACCCATATACATTCTTCCTCTAATTTCATAAAAATCGTAAGCACTTGTAAAACAACTATCAAATTTAACAAGATTAGTTGCTGAAGTTGTTTGATTAATTGAAGCTATTTTTACAAAGTCAGAAGATAATGTTCCATATTCTGGAGCAGTTGCACCAGAGTTCATTTTAAGAACTTGGTTTGCTGTACCTTTAGCTAGTCTTTGTAATCCACTTCCATCTCTGTAAAGTATATCACCTTGTGTTGTTATTACTGTTCCAACATCTGTACCATTAGTTCCATTTGTTCCATTAGTACCTGCTGCTGACATTTGATTCCAATAAGTACCATTACTTACTGCGTTGCCTTGTGATGCTAAAATACAAACATAACTAGAGCCACTAGATGAAACTACATCATCTACTGCATAAGCTGTGCTATTATTATAAGCACCTTTCCAGTTAAATTTGATAGCACCTAGATTTACTGTTGCCATATTTGTTTCCTTATATTGTTGCTATTAAATCGCCATTTGCATCTATGCTAAAGGTAAAACCACTAGCACTAAATAAGACATCATCAAAAGTGGCGAAAGTTGAACTTGAGATGTTGTCTGCACCCTGATTAGTCGTTGTAACTATTAATTGACTACCTGAATTTTTACTAAAACCATAAACTTCTGCACTTGAAGTTGCACCATATTCTAAAGCATTTCCAGCAGCATTTACTTTTAATGCCTGTCCTGCTGATCCTATTGATCCTAAACCTGTACCACCTCTAGCTGTTGCTAAAGTTCCAGCAGTAATGTTTGCAGCATTAATTGCAGCTACATTAAATGTACCATAAGCAACTATTGAAATTATATCCCCTGCTGTAGCACCACTAGCCAAAACAACTGAAGTTCCAGATGTTACTGTTACATCAGTTCCATTAACTAATTTTGCTCCATTTAAATAAATATCTATAAATCCTGCGTCATACGCAAGTGTTGCACCATTATCATCTGATCCTGTAAATGTAGTTTGATTTGCAGATGCTGTGTATTTAAATCTAGCTGCTGTTCCATTTACTGTAGAACCTGCAGCAGCCCAACCAGATGATTTATAAACTTTTAATTCGTTAGCTGTCGTATCAAAATAAAGATCCCCAACATCAAGTGATGATCCTGGAGCTGAACTTGCAACTCTATATCTTTCGGCAAAACTATTTACTCCAGTAATATTTGCTGCTGTTGTATTAACATTTGCAATTGATCCACCTGTTAAATTTACATTGGCTATAGAACCACCTACAAGACCTATATTAGTATTTGCTGCTGCAACTGTTCCAATTGTGTTTGATCCACTTAGGTTAGAAGCTACTGTACCAATATTTGTATTTGCAGAAGCAACTGTTGAAACTGAACTATTTATTCCACTTACAATATTAATATTTGCAGAATTTGAATTTACATTTGATATAGCACTTGAAATATTATTAACTCCAGTTATTGCACTTGAGATTGCAGCTACTGAGCTTACCTCTGTTGCTTTAGGAACTAATCTGTGAAAATTATAAGTATGTTGTGTAGTTGTAGATTCAACTAAGATACCAAAACCTGCTGGTAAAGTTGCACCATTACCACAACCATTTAAAGTTACTGTAGAATTACCAACTGTACCATTAGCAATTGTAACTACACCTGATCCATTAGCAGTATGAGAACTTGCAAGTGCTTCAATACTTACAATAGTTCCTACACCATTATTTACATCAGGATTTACATTTGGAAAACTTGTTTCATTTGCAATTGGAACAAAGCCACCTACATCATCAACTAGATCAACTACTCTTGCATCTATAGCTGCTGTTGTTGCAATGAAATTATCGTTGCTTGACCATGCTTGACCAGAGTTAATTAATTCAGATGTATCTTTATTTAAAAATCTAGTGTCGGCTGCTGATGTTGTATAAAAAGTATTATCATCAGGTGTGTGAGCTGCTTGTTCTGATGCTACAACTATTGCTGCGTCTGCAATTTTATCAATTGTAACTGCATCATTATTAATTTTAGCTGTTGTGATATTGCTGTCTGCTATTTTAGAAGTTATAATTTGATTTGCACCAATGTGTTGACTATCAATTGAGCCATCAACTAAATGCTCAGAATCTATACTATCATCAGCAATCTTAGTTCCATTTATTGCATCTGCATTTATCTTGGCAGTTGTGATTGCATTATCAGGAATCTTGCTAGTCGTTACATTATTGTCTAAAATTTTTGATGTAATAATTGCATCTGTTCCAATTTTAGTTGCAGTTACTGCTCCTGCATTAATCTTAGCTTCTGTAATTGCATTTGCATTTACTTGTGAAGCCTGGACAGCATTGTCTGCAATCTTATCGTTTGTTACTGCATCATTTGCAAGTTTAGCAGTTGTTACTGAGCCATCTGCAAAGTTACCTGAATTAATAACTCCTAAAGGTATTGAGTTATCTGTAGCAGTTAATCCTGCTAAATAAATTTCTAAATCTGTATCGTTTCCTAAAACACCTGAATCCCATGTAACATTAACTGTAGTAACATTATTAGAATATGCTGATGAAGATATAGTTCCAACTTTTGTACCAGTATTAGTACCTGTTGCTTTTATTCTTCTATTTGCATGATAGTTTAATGTTAAATCGTTTCCTGTTGATGTAATAGTAAATTGTGTTCCACTTACATAAGCTGGAGTATATGTTCCACTACCATCACCAAAAATTACCCATTGGCTATCATTATAAAAATCTCTAGTATTTTTCATTAATGCTCTGATCGCATTATTCAAATTACTAGGTAACATTCCCTCTGCTGTATTTATTCCATTCAGAGAAATATTGTCTGCCTGTGTTGTTGAGTAGTCTTTTATTCCTGCCATTTATTTGCTCCTAATTCATAAACCAACTAAAAGCCTTATCGCTTTCAGCATTGTTCTTGTTAATTAATGTATTTACAGCTTCTTCAACTTGTCTTTGAAAAAATTCCTGTGTTTCAATTGAATATCTAATATTA